TAAGAGTAAATCCAATATACTCTAACATTTGCATTCTTCTTTTTAGTTCTTCTAAATGATCTTCATTAACATTTATAAAGTTTTCTTCTAACACTTTATACCTCCATTTTATGTTTTTGCTTAAATTTTATAACTGCTTCATCATTTGGATCTTCAATATCTAAAGTAATCATAAATTGCATTACTTTTAATTCTTCTCTATCTCGCTTTTCTAATAATCCAAAATTAAGATCATCAGTAATTTCAAAATAGATTTTCTTTCTTGCTAATCTCATAACTCTACTATGAACTAAGTTATAAGCTAAAGCGTAATCTGCTTTTTCATTATCAAAGAATGTTCTTTGATTTAGTGGAATATCAAAGAATGAATTAACATGAGGTTCTTTTTTAATTCTTCCCGTACTACTTATTTGTTTCATTACTTCATAAGGTAAATCAATTACTTGAATATCGTTATCACCATAGTTTATGAAAAGATCAAAGTTGATCAAATCATTACGTCTTGGCGTTTTTTTAGGCTCTTCTTTTTCATTAACCAGCTTGGTAACTTTTGCTTTACCAAGCATTTTTTCTAATTCTTTTTCATCTAAAACTTCAAACTTTTCACTCATTAGATATTCCCCAACTTTCTTTGATTTGCTAAAGCTCTAATTCTGTATGCATAACCCTCACAATTTTCCTCAGGAAAAGAATTATCCGAAGAAGAATGAGACGTAATAGATATAACTTCACTTTTCTCATTACTATTAGAATTACTCACAGTTGCTCTATTGTTTATAGCTTCTGTAACATAAGGAATAGCAATATGCATTTTCTGAGGTCCACTGAATTTCTTAGCATTTTCTGTACCATCAGGATAACCAATAGGCAAAACGGTAACTTTATCGTCACTATTTTCTCTACTGATAGCCTCACGATTGAGCTTACTCGTAGACATTGCATTAAGGATTAGGTTCGCATTAAACGTGCGACCAAGAGTTGTATAACACTCAAAGTATTCACAACCATTATCTATAACATTTTCTATACGGTATATCGTGCCGAAATCCTTACCATTTCGCACAATTCTTAAATTCATCAATTTCTGACTAATTTCCTCAGCTTTTGACTGACTCATTGGCTTAACCTTTCTATCGTTGATTGACTTAACATTAGAGATATACTTAACTTATTCAGGAAGCTTATCATTTGCCTTATTCTTAACCATTTATTCACTAATTCCTGCAACCATTTTATCGGGAAAATTAGCACGAAAAAACGCACGTTTGAAAATAATTTGAAAAAGATTTTAATCGCAAGGAATTGGCGGAGATAAGATTCAGATAAGATTGAGATAAAAGTCCGAGCAAAAACTTTTATTGTTAATTATTTAATCACAGGCTTAAACAACTTTGTGATTAAGCAGCTTATCCGGCTCAATAAAAAAAGTGGCAATAAGCCTTACGAAAAGCCTATTGCCACTTAATTAATAAATTATTTGCCGGGACCCGGTTTTAGTTATTTTTATACTAAAAATTGAGTATACAATTTTTCTCTACTCAGGGTTTTGCGCTTCATCGCCTTTTTGTAATTCATTTGAGGTTTCTGTTGAAACAATATTATCCTCAAGGAATGTAAGCATCGTTGCTTTGTATTTCATTCTCCCCAAATGCATCATTTCAATTGATGGGTCAACCCAAACTTTACCCTCAATCTCTTGCCAATACCTACAGAATCCATAATCCTCAGAAAGAAACCTATGTTTATCAGGATCCACATATGAATTAAAGAATGCATATGTCCACTTTCTCTCTTCTTCATTTAAAGAGCCTGTATCGTCATTGTAGTACAACTCAGGGTAAGCCTGAATCATTCTCTCAAAGACAGATCTCTTGATTAGCATAAACCCTGTCCCCGCATCATAGATTTCAATTGCACCTTTATCTACATTAACAGTAGCATTACCCGGATTTTTAACAGGGTTAACAACAAATCGCAAACTTCTTTCTAAAAGTTTATCAGCCGGATATCCTTTATCAGAATTCAACTTAACTTTATCCCAGTTAACATCCTTAATCGGATACGCACCTGTAATGACATCTTTATCGTGCCACAAAAGCTTTAAGATATCGTCAGGGATAAAACCCAAGTCAACGTCAATAAACATGATATGTGTAAACTCTGGGTTTGCCAAAAACTTAGCAACCATTTGATTTCTTGATCTTGATATCAAAGAATCAGAAATTGTTGCAATAGAAAACTTAAGTCCAATATCTTTAAAAGACATTGCAACCCTCATCATTGACATAAAAGTAGGTTCACTAATTAGTTGATCGTAACAAGGCATTGCAAGCATTGGATACCATTTACTAATTTCTTCATTTGTAATTTCAATAGTTTGTTCTTCAAAAATAGCCATGCCGATAGTATACATAAAAAAAAGGGCTTGCGTTGCCACAAGCCCTCTTTTTAAATTATTTTTTTATTAAGCGTTTGTCTTAGATACAGTCTTTACTGACTTGACATCTTTTGCCGAAACTGACTTCTCACTAGGAACTTTTGCTTCAGAAGAAGCCTTAAAGAAAAGTGTACTTGTGCTACTCTCAAAATGAATAGTTACACGAAGGTTTAGTTTTTTTGCTTGTGAACGGATACGTTGTTGCAATGAATTAAATTTCTTTCCTGCTTCAACTGCTTCAATTGAAAAAACTGTGCCGGTTTTATTTGACATCTCTAATGAAGAAATGATCATTTTCAATTCTTCTGATGTACGACCAGTTCTTGTAATTTCTGGAAAAGAATCAACTGCTTTGATATTGAATGTAGACATTTTATTTATCTCCTGATTGTTTATTGGTGAGGGCTTGCCTCTTGACTTGTTCACTTTACCTACTCTTACCTCTTGTTGCAACCCGAACTACCAAGTTTTATAAAATTATTTTACAAGGGGAGATTAAAAGATATCAGGGTCTTTGGTTTGTGTTTGTGTACTTTCCTGCAATTGTTTACAGAAAGTCTCAACCTTTGACAGACGAATTTTTAAAGCAATGTTCTCAAGGACTAGACGAGAATTAGCTGCGCTGAATTCCTCAAGGATCTCTTCGTATGTTGGATTAAACTGATCATTATTATTTTGCTTAATCATATTGTTTCTAACCATCTTTCTGCCTCTTCAGGCTTTATTATTTCTTTTGAATATCCGGCTACGTTCTTGCCTTCTTTACCATTATACACAGTCACAGTGCCATAATCCTCTAAATCTTCTTTGGTTTCATATTCTAAACCTGAACCAAGGATTTCAATTTCTATCTCTTGGTCAATTGACATATTTTCAATACAATTAAAAACAGACCCGGCAATAGCATCTGCTAAATCTTTAGAGCCAGAGTTTGGGTGGTCTATTCTATTGTTGGAGAATAATCTTAATTTAAGAAGTTCTTCTTCAACTAATAGTTCATTCCAATAGCCTCTTAACCTTGTATCATAAATTGTAGTCATCAATGTATCATAATCTGTTTTCTTAACACTGTGAAAGTTAGCATTTATACCCTGAGCTTTCAAGCTTTGAATCATCTCTACAGATTGCCATCTGTCAAAAGTTACTAATCCAACATTAAATTTCCTACATAGATCAACAATCATTTGACGTACAGATGAGAAGTTAATTTCTTCACCAGGTTGCGCTTCCCATGAATGCACAAAATCAACATTGACTACAGGTAAAGTTTCAATACCCATTGATGTTTTGACTTCTCTTAAGCCGGAACAATGAACCATAGATAATGCTGATCTGTCTCTTTTGAGTCCTAAGTCAATATGAATAAAGCGAACATGACCATCTTTATTGTTAAACCAAGGCTTAAATTGTCCATCTTCATCTATTGGATCTTCTCCATAGTTAAATGCTTTTCTTACTAAATCTGCATCTCTAAAATAAGCGTCTTCCATTGTTGGAGGTTCACATTCAAATCTAGCTCTAGCTTCAATTGGATTTCTAATATATTCCGATTCCAATTGCTCTCTTTTAATCGTAGGATTAACTTCCCATGTTGCAGCTTTGATTGACCAAGTTTTTGGTTCTTCATTATTCCGAGAATTAAAATATCTTTGTTGAATGAAGTCGCCTTTATATCTAGGGAATGATAGAAGAATGACTTTGCCTACTTCTGGAAACCGAGACATAACAGATAACTTGCTCATGTTATAAATTGCTGATGCTGAACCTTTTGATCTATGATCTCCTTTAGTCTCAGCGTCTGTTTTAAAGGCTGAGATTTCGTCTAAGATTATAGATAGAACTTCATAGCCTTCCCAGCCTTCACTTTCTGAGTGACCTGAGAAACACCTTACTGGTCTGCTAAAGAAAAAGATTTCCGATACTCTTGGTTCAAAACCTACGCTATTGAAATAAGGAGAAGAAAGCAATAAGTTCTTCAATGGTTCAAAGAATACTCTCTGGGCTTGCTGAGCGTTTACAGCAAGGTTTAGCAGGTCTATATAGACACCCTTAGCCTTGCCGTAGTAGTTTAATGGATCTCTTAAGCAATGCAGCAAGTATGCGGTATATGCAATAGATATTCTCGCACAATGGTCTTTCCCGGAACCTTTACCTAACATACAAATTACTTCATTGTCGGTGTATGTTTTATAATGTTCCAATCCAGCTTCTTCACCATATAATTTTATCAAGGTTGGAAGTTTCAGTATTTGGGTGCTATGCTTTACTATCTCCAATTGAATTGGTGAAAGCGGAGGAAGTCCTAAATACTTTTTGTCTTGAACAAAAGTTTCAATAGAGACAGGTGCTTCCATAAGTTCATCTTGACGAAGAAGTTTATCAAAGTCGTCATAATTTAAATTAACGCCTAAGTAATCGGTCACTTTGTAAATACCTCCTGGGTTTGTGCAAAAAAGCAGTTCTCAACACATGAAGTTTTTCCCTTGGGTTTGTGCAAAAAACCAATTCTCAACTCATGGGACTTCTGTAAATTCAGCATCAATAATCTCCTCAACAGGTTCTTCTAGGATTTCAAAAGCGGTTGACAATTCTCTTCTTACAGCGTCAGCAACTTCTGGGAACTTTGAAATAACGTCACGAAGAACTCTTGAAAGCATTTGGTTGACATTCTCTGCCTTCTGCATTCTTCCAATATATTCCGCATCGGAATTGTTACCGACCATCAGTTTATGCAACTGAGCTTTCTTAGTGGCTAACTCTCCGGCTAACTTAATAGCCTGGATTCTCGCTGCGACCATTCCATGATCTGTTGCAATGTTAATTGTCTCCCAGGCTTCTTTGCTTAACTCATCAAACTCTTTGAGAGCTTTGATTGTATTAAACTGAACCCTTTCAAGGAAGTATGGATCTTCGTCAGCCTTCCTGTTGAGGATCTTTTTGTACTCCTCAATATACATCTTAACGTCGTTAGAACTTATTGCAAGAAGTGAAGCAATCTCATGGTTGGAATAACCCTTAACATGGAGAAGCCCCACATCTTCAACGTCTCTAATTTTATCAAAAAGAGTCTTCTCTCTTACTGGTTCAATATCTGACATAATCTATCGTAATAGCCTTTCGCAGCCCAATCCCAAGTCATAGTCTCAAATTGGGCGGTTGCATTGTCGTAAGTCTTCTTGGCAATCTCATCATAATTATTTACGACATATAACATCTTATCACATAGGTCATCAAAGTCTGGCTCTGCCCATGTACCAGTGTCCTCATATATACCGCTCATGTTGTAATTACTCCACTTATAATCAAGAGCAACAGACATTTCTGCATACTCAGTACAAGATGTTGCATTGGTGCAAATCGTTGGAATACCTTTCGCAATGGCTTGGTATGGAAGAATTCCCCAGCCCTCACCGCTTGTCGGATAGATTAAGCAATCCACTGAGTCATAAATCTTACTCAGAGTCTCAAGGTCAACATCTTCATCAATAATATCAATCTGACCATGACTGCTAATTGGAAGAACACCTCCTCCTGCATCTTTCAATCTAGCATCAGGGCAATCAACACACTTATATAAAAGACGATACCCATCTTTCCCGCCAAACATCTTTATAAACGCATCAACAGCGACCTGGCTATTCTTAC